AGAAATCATGACGCTCGGTTTTGAGGATCTCGAACAGAGAAAGGCAGCAATCGCAATCGAACTGGATGAGGCCGATGCTGATCAGATTGAGACTCTTAACGCTGAGCTCGACGCAATCGAGGAGAGAACAAACTCTCTCAACCTCGAGATTGAAGAATCCCGCAAGGCAGCCGAAGCAGTAGCTAAGGGCGCCGGCAAGGAAATTGAAACACGAAAGGAAGACAAAGCAATGACTAACATGGAAGTTAGAAACACTCCTGAGTACATTGAAGCATTTGCAAAGTACATCAAGACAGGTAAAGACGCAGAGTGCAGAGCACTTCTGACAGAGAATGTTACCGGCGGAGTCGTTCCTGTTCCTGAACTGGTAGAGAGCAGAGTCCGCCAGGCATGGGAAAGAGACGAGATTTTCAGCAGAGTAGCAAAGACATACGTCAGAGGCAATCTCAAGGTCGGATTTGAGAGATCCGCAACAGATGCAGTAGTACACACTGAGGGCGCAAATGCTCCGGCTGAGGAAGTGCTGACTCTCGGAATCGTTACAATGGTTCCTGCAAACATCAAGAAGTGGATCACTGTATCTGACGAAGTTCTCGCACTCGGAGCTGAGGAGTTCCTCGCATACATCTATGATGAGCTGACATACAAAATCATTCAGAAGGCAGCTGACCTCGTTGTTGCTGCTATCACTCAGGCTCCAGCTACATCTGACGCTACACACGTTGGCGTTGCACAGATCTCTGGCGTAGTAAGCACTGCAACTCTCATTGATGCAATGGCAGCACTCGGAGACAGCGCACAGAACCTCGTTCTTATCGCATCCGGCACAACAATCGCATCACTTCAGAAGGCAGCACTCCAGGCTCAGTTCGCATATGATCCATTCCAGGGACTGACAGTTATCAAGAAGGACAACGTAACTGGCGCTATCGTCGGCGATCTTGCTGGTGTACAGGCTAACCTCCCTGAGGGCGACTCCGTAACATTCAAGTTCGACGATCTCTCACTTGCTGAGAAGGATATGGTCAAGATCGTTGGCAGACTGTACGCAGCAATCGCTGTTGTTGGTCCTAAGATGTTCGCGGTAATCACGGGAACCGCGGGGGAATAGCCGGGGGAAGAAATAGTGTTGACTTGTCCTCAATGACAAAGAATCAGCTGCTTAACTACGCAGATGAGCGTGGAATTGAGGGCGTTTCTTCTCGACAGAATAAGTCGACAATAATTGAAACCATCGAGGCAGCTCAGTAACGGGCTGCCTCAGTTTGTGAGGTAGTAGAAATGCTTGAACAGGTAAAGCTCGCACTGAGAATATCGACAACCGCATATGACACAGAGCTAACTTATCTGATCGAGGCAGCAAAGTTGGATCTCGGCATTGCCGGAGTGGTTCTGCCTGAAGAGCTGGATGCACTCGTTCAGAGAGCGATTATCACCTACTGCAAAATGTCGTTCGGGCTTCCTGAGGACTATGACAGACTCAAGAGATCCTATGACGAGCAGAAGGCACAGCTCTCCACGGCGACCGGATACACAGATTGGACGGTGAGCTGATATGTATGATGGAATCGCAATCCTAAAGGCATACGGCGAGCCTACATACGATGGATACGGGAACGAGTTTATTCCAGAGATAGACACGACCGTATTCGTCCAGCCTCGCGGTGTGTATCAGTCCGAATTCTATAACGCTGCACAGCTTGGGCTGAAACCGTCCATCACTCTGTACATGACAAACAGAGCGGATTATGACGGGCAGAAGGTCCTTGCCTATGAGGGCAAGGAATACAGCGTAATCAGAGTGGACTGGAGTGCTCAGCGTGACGGTATCAGTTTAGTCTGTGAGGAACGGATTAATGAGTAGGACTGAGTCTGTATCCATACAGATGGATAAGATACTGGACGATGTTATTAAGGGCGCTGACGAAGCGCTTGGCAAGTGCATCGACAAGGTATCAAAGGAATCTGTCCAGAAACTCAAGAACACTTCTCCGAAAAAGACCGGCGACTATGCGAAGAGCTGGTCAATCAAGAAGGGTAAAGGCAACGAACAGACTGTTTACAACAAAGAGTATCAGCTTACTCATTTATTGGAAAACGGTCATGTGATCCGGAACGCAAAAGGCACTTACGGGCGAACCAACGGCATCAAACACATCGCTCCGGTCGAAGAGTGGGCGAGTGAAGAACTTCCGAGAGAGATCGAGAGGGAACTTCAATGACAATATTCCAGGTATTACAGAGCACCGGCCTTCCGTGTGCGTACAGCCACTTTAAGAAGAAGCAGTCCCCACCGTATATCGTGTATATCGGCAACGGACAGGACGTCTTCGAGGCTGATAATACGCACTACTGGAAGCAGAACACCTATCAGGTGGAATACTACTTCACAACTAAAAACGAACAGAACGAGGCCAGTATAGAGAATGCACTTCTCGAAGCTGGCTATTTATATGACAAGAGCGAGGACGTCTACATCGAGGATGAGGGTGTTTTCGTGATTTATTACAACATTTAATGGAGGCTACAAATGGCAAACAAAGTTGAATTTGGTATCAGCCAGCTCCACGTCGGTACATACACAGTTGATGATCAGGGAGCCGTAACGCTTGGCACTCCGTATCATCAGCCAGGTGCTGTATCGTTCTCTCCTGAGGAGCAGAGCGAGAACAACACATTCTATGCTGACAATATTGCTTACTGGAGCGGATATTCCGGCGGAACATTCGAGGGAGACCTCGAGGTCGCAAAATTTAGCGATGAATTTAAGACACAGTTCCTCGGATACAGGGCTCTGACTAATGGCGGACTTGCAAATGTCAAGAACGCTACAAAGCCGAACGTATACATTGCGTTCCAGGTTGAAGGCGACGAAGAATCAAGAAGAGTTATCCTGTATAACTGCTCACTGGGCGTGATTGGCAGAGAGTTCGCTACCATCGAAGAGAGCAAGGAGCCAGCAACAGAGACTCTTGGCGTAACCTGCACAGGCGACAACGCTACTGGTGTAACTATGGCGTCATTCAAGCCAGCCGATCAGGGATACAACACACTGTTCACAGCACCGACAGCTCCGGCTATTGCACCATAACAAAACGGGGCGGGGTATCTCGCCCCTTTATTTTCATATAGAGAGGTGACCTATGGAAAAAATAATTAAAATCGGAAATCAGGAAGTCAAGCTGAGTAACAATGTGGCTTGGCTGATGGAATATAAAGATCAATTCGGCAAGGATGCGACACAGGAGTTGATCCCGCTTGTTGCGACTATGGTCGAGACACTGGGATCGAGTCTGACGGCGTATCAGAATGGGAAGATTGATCTCGAGAGTCTGTCGGAATCCATCGAGGGCAAAGCGTTCGAGATGTTGCTCCCTCTGTATCAGGCGGAGCTGTCGACCACTCTGATCAATATCACATGGGCAATGGCAAAGGCAGCGGACGAGACTATCGACCCGCCAAAAAAGTGGGTGAAACAGTTCGATTCGTTTCCATTCGATATCGTGGCTCCTGAGGTGTGGGCCCTTGCTGTGAAGGGCTTCGTAAGCTCAAAAAACTTGAAGAGGCTGAGGATCCTGATCGGAAACGCAAAGGAAGCAGTTCAGAATCTAAAGAAGGAGAATCAGCCATTACACTTGATGACATCACCCTCGCAGGACTCGAACGAGGATTGACGATGTCGGACATCCGCCGAATGCAGCTCGGGCAGGTCGTGGATTTCGTAATAAGTTACAACGAACGACAGAAGCGAGCTGAGAAACAGGCGAAGAAAGAAGAGAGACGAGGCCACCGACGCAAGGCCTCTCAGAATGACATAAATGCTTGGTTTGGATAGGAGAACCAAATGGCATCAGGCAAGGTAAAAGGCATCACCATCGAATTTGATGGAAATACAACTAAATTAGGCGAAGCGTTAAAGAAAGTTGACAAGAAGACGCGGGACCTTGACAAAGAACTGAAACAGGTCAACAACGCTCTGAAATTCAACCCTACCAATGTAGAGCTTTGGAGACAGAAACAGCAGCTTCTTAATGAGAAAGTGACAGAAACGAAGAAACGTCTGGACGCTCTTAAGCAGGCTCAGAAGGAAATGGAAGCGGGCGGTGTTGATAAGACATCTGCTGAGTACAGAGAACTTCAGAGGGAAATCATTACCACCGAATCGAAACTGAAAACCTTCAATGGTCAACTGGCAGAGGTGGGGAATGCAAATCTCAAGGCACTCAGCGAACAGTTCAGCGAAGTGGGTGGCAAACTCGAATCTGCTGGCAAAGCGATGCAGGGGCTGTCACTGGCTGCTGCAGGGGTGGTCGGATCGCTCGGAGCAGCTGCTTATAAGGCAGGAACAGCAGCGGACGATTTGAACACACTCTCAAAGGTCACTGGCATCGGCACAGACGAACTTCAGAAGTACAGCTATGCTGCTGACCTTGTGGATGTATCAGTCGAGACCATCGCGAAGTCAAACAAGAAACTTACCAAGAACGCATACTCCGCAGCTAATGGCTCTAAGTCACAGGCTGAGGCATTCGAAAAACTGGGTGTCGCCGTAACGGACTCGGACGGCAACCTCCGTGATTCAGAGGACATCTTTCAGGATGTTATCAGCGCACTCGGCACAATGAGCAACGAGACAGAGCGTGATGCACTGGCTCAGGAGCTGATGGGCAAGAGCGCAGCAGAACTAAATCCACTCATTGAGGACGGAGGCGAGACATACAAGAAGGTCGCCGAAACCCTCAAGAAGTACGATCTCGATTATGTCGATCAAAAGACGCTCGATGGTGCGAACGAGTTCAACGATGCCCTTGACACGATGAAACTTATCGGTTCAGTCGCATTGTCACAGGTCAGTTCACAGCTTGCATCGTATCTTGCTCCTGCGCTTGAGAAGGTAGTTGACTTGGTCGGTAAATTTGCGAATTGGCTTTCCGACTTGGATCCACGCGTCCTGACGATAATCGGCTCGATTGCTGGAGTGGTAGCGATTCTCGCGCCGTTGCTGATCGGAATCGGTAAAGTGGCGACTGGCATCAGCTCGATTATAAACCTTGTAAATCTGTTAGGCGGAGGTGTTGGACTTCTTTCATCAGGCGCATTGCTCCCAGTCATCGCTGTAATCGGCGCGGTCGTAGCTGCGGGCATTCTTCTTTATAAGAATTGGGACAAGATAAAGGCTGCAGCAAAGGCACTCGGAGACAAGATTAAGAGCGTTTGGGACACGATAAAAAAGGCCACATCAGAAGCATGGAAAAAGGTAAAGGAAGCTATCACGAAGCCGTTCACGGATGCCTGGGACAAGGTCAAGAGCATCATTGACGAATTGAAGGATTTGTTCCCTATAGATATCGCGAACTTCTTCAGCGACATCAAACTTCCTCACTTCAGCTGGGACTGGATTGATCTCGGTGATTACATATCGATTCCGAGCATCAGCATTGATTGGTACAAGAAGGGTGGTATCTTCGACAGTCCGACCATCGCTGGTATCGGCGAAGCCGGACCTGAGGCTGTAGTTCCGTTGGACAAGTTCTGGGATAAGCTGGACAACATGAGCACGGGCGAGATTACGATCAACGTCTATCCGAGCGCAGGTATGAACGAGACGGAGCTTGCTCGCAAGGTGGAACAGGCGCTCGCAAGGGCACAGAAACAGAGGAACATGGCTTATGGCAATATTTAAGGCATTAGAATTTGACGGAATGAACAGTCTCGACTATGGCATCTACATCACAGGCGAGGCTGTCTACAATGCTCCTGAGCGGGCTGTGGAAATGGTAAGTATCCCCGGCAAGAACGGGGCGCTTGCTCTTGATCAGGGGCGATTCGAAAACATCGAAGTGACATATCACGCTGGATGCTTTGCCGATACTCAGGAAGAATTTGCACGTAAAGTGATGGAATTCCGCAATGCGCTCGCATCAAGGTTCGTCTACAAACGGCTGACAGACGGATATCATACAGACGAGTACCGGATGGCGCTGTACAAGAGCGGACTTGAATTGAGTCCTGTTCGTTACAGCACCGCATCTGAATTCGGCATAACATTCGAGTGCAAGCCACAGCGTTTCCTGATTGATGGAGACGATCCTTACAGTTTCATAACATCGTGGGAGGGTCTCACAGATGAGAACAGCGTACAGCTTGCAGATGATCAAAACAGAGACATTTATGGTGGTATCGAGTTCGGTAACACCATCGTGAATCCGACTCAGTTCGAGTCGAAACCGCTCCTGAAGATTACAGGCTCGGGCAACGTGGGAATCGGGTCGCAGATCATATCGGTCATGGACATTAGCGACAGCACCACCGTGTACATCGACTGCGAGACGATGGAGATATACACGTTGTCAGGTGGCATCGCATCGGGTGCAAGTTCGCACGTATCATTCAACAGCAATGACTTCCCAGTGATTCCTGTAGGGGTTTCGGGAGTTACATACACAACACAAGCGATAGAAATAATACCAAGATGGTGGAGGATCTAAAACATGAGTATAAAAGAATCGGCATTATCTGCCATTACGTCAATTTCAAACAGCGACTTTGTTAGAGCGGTTACATCGGCGGGAGCATCAAGAAGGATTACAGTCTCGAATCTTGCAAAGCAGATTATTGAGGGTTATGCGGGTTCAACTGTCGCAGGGTCTGCACAGTCAGTAAAGTCGGCACTTGATTCACTAAATAGCAAGATAGGCTCGAGCTTTTACACATCTTATGCTGTATTATCGGATGCTGACAAGCTGAGCATTGATTTCGATGACTCTAATGGTGGAGTTTTTCTTCTCCTATGTGTGGACAGGCGTTCTAGTGCGACTCCGAAAGCATGCCTGTTCCAAAAATATCGGGGCACAACGAACAAATATGCATTAACGGGGGGAAACAACTGGGCTTCGGCATCAACATCTACTGGTATGCGAGTAACGCTGGAAAATTCATATTTTTCGGTTCTCGCTATTGGTAATGTCCCTTTTACTATGTCGGTAGCGTCTTAAGTACAAGACACAGCCATAAGCAATGACAAGATAAAAGAGAAATTTAGTGAACCAAAACAGGAAAGAAAGGGAACACAATGATTCCTATCCTATTTGAAAAAACTGAAACTGCATTTTCGTCAAACGGACTCGGAAGGCTATCTGACTGTATACGTTGCATCGTCACGGAAGAGCGCAACGGCATCTATGAATGCGAATTTGACTATCCTGTCACAGGAGCAATGTTTCCTGAGATACAGGAGGGTCGAATCATCGCTTGTACCCATGATGAGCAGGGTGACATTCAGCCGTTCGACATCTACGGCAGAACCGAGCCAATAAACGGAGCAGTCACGTTCTACGCACACCACATCAGCTACAGGCTGAACGAGATCACAGTAAAGCCGTTCACCGCAGGGTCGTGTGCTGAAGCGCTTCTGAAGATAAAGACCCAATCTGTGAATCCGAATCCGTTCACTTTTCAGACGGACAAAACCGTTACCGCTGACTATGTGTCAGACGTTCCGAGGAACGCAAAGGGTATGCTCGCTGGCGAACAGGGTTCGATACTCGATGTGTTCGGCACTGGTGAGTATGAATTCGACAAGTTCCACGTGGTACTCCATCTGCATCGTGGACAGGATACGAACGTGTCTATTCGTTACGGCAAGAATCTCATTGACTACACGAACAACTACGACACCTCTGAGTCTTACACGGCTGTCGTTCCGTATTGGCTCGGTAGCGTTTCCGATGAGAGTGGGGAGTCTGAGCAGACTCTTGTCATGCTCCCTGAGATATTCATCTTGTCAGGTCACAGCGTACCGTCAGGACGTGAGGTCGTAGTGCCGATGGACTTGTCCGATGTGTACGAGGAGAAGCCGAGCGTTGAGTCCTTGAGAGCAAGTGCAACGAGTAGACTCAACCGCTCAAACGCATGGCTACCGAATCAGACGGTAACAGTTGACTTCGTTCAGCTTTGGCAGACTGACGAGTACAAGGATTATGCCGTACTGCAAAGGCTTAGGCTCTGCGATACGTGCGGAGTCTTCGTGCCGATGTACGACACGGCTCTGAGGGCAAAGGTCATCAGAACCGAATACAACGTTCTGCTCGACAGGTATGACCGCATGGAACTTGGCGACAAGCCGACCACATACACAGCTGTGATGGAGCGGATGTACAACAGCAAGGTCGCAGGGGTCGTTGCAGGGCTTCAGTCTATAGCCGTAAGCGTGGACGCAGTAAGAGCGTACTCAGACGGTCAGCTGTCATCGGCTGTGCTTGCGATCAACTCGGACATTGCAAATCTGCAAGATCAGATTGACGGAAACATAACGACATGGTTCTTCGGTGTCGACCCGACAATGAGCAATCCACCTGTCGCTTACGATCCTAATGTCGAAGGCAGTGGATGGGATACAACAGAGAAAAAGAACAACCATCTCGGAGACGTTTACTACAATACTTCCAACGGGACAGCGTGGCGATTCATAAACGAGAATGGCACGTACTCTTGGAATCAGATTGCTGACTCGGATGTATCAGAGGCTTTGCGTCTTGCATCCGAGGCAAAGGACGTTGCTGATGCAAAGAGGAGAGTCTTCTACTCACAGCCAGTCCCACCATACGATGACGGAGACCTGTGGACTCAGGGAGCAGACGGTGACATTCTTCGCTGTGCTACTCCAAAGGCAGCGGGCGAATCGTACTCTCGTTCTGACTGGATTCTTGCGAGCAAGTACACCGACAACTCAGCACTGAATGCTTTTATCAGCGGAACATTTGCCGACACGGTAGGTGACATAGAAGGTCAGCTCGACCAAAAGGCTGAAACATGGTATCAGAGCACAGATCCATCGCTGAACTGGGGAACGGCTCAGCTCAGGCAAGACCATGAAGGCGACCTGTGGTACTACACAGGAAACACCACATCGAACTTCAGCCATAACGCTACATACAGGTGGGACGGCTCATCATGGCAAGTTCAGACCATACCGTCATCCGTATTCGATATGATAGACGGCAAGTCGCAGATATTTGTCGGCACAAACACTCCGACAGGTGCTGAAAATGGCGACCTGTGGTTCAAGGGAACGGATCAACCGATACTGACCTATGTGAACGGAATGTGGATAGACTACAATTACTACATCGATTCTACCGTATCACAGGGGCAAGCTGACTCTGCGGAGCGCAATGCAAAGAATTACACAGACAATGCTGTATCAGCTTTACAGGGAGACCTTGAAGCGCAGATAGACGCAAAGATCGAGACATGGGCACAGACAGCCGACCCACAGACAGGATGGTCAGACAAGAGCACTCATGACGGTGACCTTTGGCTTTACACAGGACTTACGCCTACCACGATCAGCGGTACTGCGGTCAAACCGCAGGGTGTGTATCAGTACGCTTTCGTAGCTGGTGGAACGCTCTGCAACGAATCAAACGTAGACATCACCAATGAGAACGGTGATATACTCGAAGCGAACGATAGCGGTAACTGGATAGCATACGCATCTACCTCGAAGAACTTGTTCGACCTTGCGGACGGAAAGAGCACGATCTATTACGGTTCACCGACAGGCACGTACAGTGGAGTCGACACAGGCGATTATCTTGTCGATTCTTCAACGGGTAACACGTATCGCTATCAGGGCGGAGCGTGGGTAAAGCAGACCGATTACAAGACATACACTACCAATGCCATTGCATCGGCAAAGACAACTATCCAAAACGAGTACGAGCAAGCCATTGATGACGCTACGGAGAAGATTCGAGGTGGTACTGGTGGCTATGTCGTTACAACGACCAACGCTAACGGACAGCCGATAGAGCTTCTGATCACCGACAATCTCAATCTGAACCAAGCCGTGAACGTATGGCGATGGAATCAGGGCGGTCTTGCTCACAGTTCGAACGGATACAACGGACCATTTTCTGACGTTGCAATCACAGCAGACGGCAAGATAAACGCATCGAGGATCCTGACGGGTGCGCTGACTGCGAACATTGTCAAGGCTGGAACGCTAACGGACGCAAGCAACAAGAATTCTTGGAATCTCGATACAGGTCTGCTGTCGATACTGAAAGGGTCGATTAATCTCGGCAATGGTAAATTCGTTGCGACTGATGCGGGCAAGGTCACAGTAAAGGGTGGTGGTCTGATTCAGGACGCAAGCGACAACAACAGCTGGAATCTTGACTCAGGAAGACTTGTGACAACTTCAGGGCAAATCGGACCATTTGCGCTGACTGATGACGGATTAACTTACGAAGATACATCAGGGAGTGTACGCAACTATACCTTAATTGATCCAACTGAAATCGTGTCTGCTCAAAGAACTCGTGTCAATGGTGTTTACGAAACCAAAGGAGTTGCGCTAACTGAGTCTGTAATCCAATTTCTCGGCAAAAAGAACTCGGCAAGTGCTAAGGATTACGAGAAGGTCGGTGAAATCTCAGTCAGAATATCATCTGGGACAGAAGAAAGATATATTCAGTATTTTAAATTAGAAAACAGGACTTATATGACATGGTGGGGTTATGACAGCTCGATACCAATTCAAATACAATTCACCACCAGCATAGAAAAAGACCTATTTGTAATTGGAACTATCCACAACAGTTCCGACCGCAGACTCAAAGACCACATCGAATATCTTGACAAAGACGCAGACGAGTTCGTCCGTGGTCTAAAGCCAGCGCATTACATCAAGGACGGAGAACATCACACAGGCTTCTACGCTCAGGATGTGGAAGAGGTCGATAAATGGGGCGGAATGGTCGGCACTAAGGGAGAATACAAAACACTCGCATACAACGACATTATCGCTCCGCTTGTAGCATACTGTCAGCATCTCGAAAAACGTATTGAGGAACTTGAAAGGAAGAACAACAAATGAACAAGGGGACTATAATCAGAACGATCCTCGTGGTCGCTACGTGCTTCAACACAGCTCTCATGGCGACCGATGTGGCTCAGTTCCACAACGCAAAGCTCGATATGATCTATAAGATTCTGTCGGTCATAGCTAACTTTGTCATCGTGTTCTGTGCAACGTATTTCAATAACGACTACACAGAGGAAGCCTGTCAGGGAACCGGTCTGACAAGACATCTCAAGTATCTCGGGCAGGAAGATTACGTCGGTGAGGATTACACCGTGGTAGGTGAGGAGGTGGACGATGAATCTGAGGACCTTTAGACAGGCAGACTCCCGCTGGGGGCACCTCCCGTATCCAGGCGGATACTATCAGATGCATAACTGCGGGTGTGGCTGCTGCGCGGTAACGTTCCTTTGCATCCAGCAGGAAAAATATAAAAACTGGACACCAAAGAACACTCAGCCATACATGAAGCAGTATGCTGTAAAGGGCAAGGGCACTCTGTGGGCCGGCATTCCGATGTCATTGAGGCACTACGGATTTCTTGATGTTCAGGACCATGCACAGATGTCAGGTGCCTGGAAGTATCTCGAGTCAAAGCACCGCAATCGCAAGATGGGCGTGATCCTGTTCAGATCCGGCTCTCGTGGCGGGGTGACATGGACCAGCGGAGGCCACTTCGTTGCATTCATTGACTACAAGGTGAAGAATGGGAAGCATTACTTCCTGATCAGAGACAGTGGCGCCCGTCAGCATAACGGCTGGTATTGTTACGAGACCACCATGCGCGGGCTGATCGTGAAGATCTACACTGCTGACATTGCAAAGTCCCACCATGAGCCGAGGACCTACGGAGGCAAGTTCCCGGTCGGTACTCTCGAAAAAGGGGCAAAGGGTGAGCAGGTCAAAAGGCTTCAGAAGTATCTCAACTGGTATTTCGGCAAAGACGTCCTGAACGGCAAAGGGCACTTCGGCAGCACTACAGAAAAATATGTCAAGAAGTTCCAGTCCGAGCAGCACCTTAAGCCGACAGGACGCTTCGGCAAGAAATCGCTCGAGAAGGCGAGGGGGGTGAAGAAATGACGGATACAGCAATAATGGCATTGCTCGGCTTTGCTGCAGCTCTCCTCGTGGTTCTGAAACCGATACTCAACCTGAACACCAGCATCACGGAGCTCAAGGCAAGCATCGACCAGTTCCGCGAGTCGGTCAATAAGCTCGACAGCCGAATCACTGAACATGGCAAGGAAATCGATAAGATCCGCGATCAGGTCGTTGATCACGAAGCCAGGATCAAGGCGCTCGAAAGGTAAGGCAGACAGAGACGGTCTGCAAGGATCACCTCTCCTATAGAATAAAGCAAACGAAGAAAACCCGGGGCACATCGCTCCGGGCTTTTTTCGTTACACCAATTTTCGATATTCATTGACCAGCTTGTCTACGAGTTTATTTATCCCTGCCGGTCCGGTTATTCTGACCTTGTCTCCGTCCGCTCCGATTCGTATCCACTTCACATCCTTCGTGTATCGAAGCTGATAGAGTAGGGCATCACCGACAAAGGCATTGAGTGGTCCTCCTGGCTCCCGTTCGTAGCTGATCAGGCGCGACTTGCAGCCTTCGTCTTCCAGCAGAGCACATATCTTCTCGACGGTCTTCATTTCATTAGTGGAACAATCGAGGTCTTCCAGCGTCTGAAAATCAGCATAGAACAATCCAATCCGTTCAGATTCTTCTCGAGCAGCTTCGGCTTTGCGCTTTGCCCAGCGTCTTCGATCGTACTCAGCCTTACCGTCCTTGATCTCGTTCCAGCTGTAAGTGTTCTTTGCGATGAGGACATCCGTTCCGCTTATGCTGCCATCAAATCCAAGTTCTTTGAAGCAAGGGGTGCAGAGATCCGCGTCCTTCAATCTGATATGTCCGCGCATCAACGTGGACTTTCCGCATCTGATACATTTTGCCATTGTGATCACCTCCGAATTAATTATACATTGGAAGTTATGCACTTATTTGTTTTAATAATAATGCTTTCGAATTTTCCCGATTTAGGTTGATTCCACTCAGGTAGGGTGGTATATTAGATGCAGGTGATCAGTATTTTTCAGAAGAGTTGCAAATCAGCACGCTCTTCAAACCGTTGGAATTAGGGAACTCTTCAGATAACTATTCCTAAAATCACAAAATTCAGGATAGTTGAAGGGGAGGTAAGTCCCCACTTCACAACAATAGAATATGGAAAAATTAGATCACCTTTGTATCAAAAACAGGAGGTGATTTTTTATGCGTTATGAGAGCTACCAGCAATTCGCCATCGTCGCAGCAGACTCGGCTCAGGACTTAACGGTACAGCTCAATGAAAAGCTAAAGGAACTTAGCGCCAAGCATCCGACAGTAACGTTCGAGGGGTTGATCGCCAGGATCAGCTACACCGAACAGGTAAAGATCCCTGAGACGCTGGCAGATGAATTCGAACTCGAGGGAGTATCGTTCCGCTGCGAGGACTGCCCACTGTTCGAGCCGATACTGAGGCCGAACGGAGAAGTGGACAAACGAGTCAGATACGGAAACTGTCCGATCAGGGACCTCGGGAGAACATACCGGGATTCGAGGACATGTGACGAACTTTACAAGATGCTGAAGGAAGGCAAGGTGAAATTATGCTTATCAGAATAGGATTCATCCTCGTTGCCCTGGGTGCCGTTACTGTCGACAGCGACAGCCCGCTTATATCGCTCGTTTTGGCCTCTATTGGAGCGTGCCTGATGTACATCGGAACAAAGGAGGCAGAGCATGACGAAGCATAGATATTACATCCTGCTCGATGGTGAGTGGGTCGGACAGACCTGGGCAACATCTGAAGCAGAAGCAAAGAAGAACTACTGGTGGAAGAATGTCAAAGGCGAGGATCCATTCGGTTACAGAGCGTTAGATCCGAGCGATTTCGAAGCGATTTACGCAGGGAGGTAATCAAATGGGATACAGCAAAGGCGAATACTACACAGACAGAGAAAGGTACGTTAACGGGCTGACATTAGCACTGTCACCACTCAGAGACTTTGGTCTGATCAGATACGGACGTTTCTACTCGACCGATGAAGAGTATGTAAAGGTTGCAGACATGATCGGGAACAGCGTGTTCCTCAACGTTACAGCAATGTCAAAGGCGGAGATCCTCAAGGACGTAGCAAGAGTGATCCTGCAGGGTGACGAGAAGGGGATAGTTCCAAGAAGCCTCGTTACAGACAAGAACGAGATGAGACACGCAGCACCATTGTTCAGATAGGAGGAGGATGAAATGAAATACAAGGTAATACTCAAGGTGAGAAGCTACAGCTCAGAACTGCACGATTACGTCGACGCAGACATCACGTTCACATTCACTAACTACGATGATGTTCAGAACTTCATCGGATACATGGTCGATGGTCGCAAAGACCTCACCATCAAAATCGAGAGGGAGGTCGACGCATGAGTGGAAGACTGAAAGGTGACTTCCGCAAGTTCATGGATAAGAACTATCTCGGTTCCTGGGACGTTCCAGACGGCGAGGATCTGATCCTGACTATAGACCATGCGGAACAGAATGATGTAAAGAACGAACGCGGATCGGAACGTAAGCTGACTCTTCACTTTGTCGAAAGAGGATACAAGCCGATGATCCTGAACACAACCAACGCAAAGGCGATCGGTCAGGTGTGTGGATCCAACAAGGTCGAGAAGTGGGAGGGCGTCCGCATTGCAATCCATACCGAGAAGGTCACTGCTTTCGGAGGAACAACTGACGCACTCCGCATCAGGCCATATCCGCCAAGAGAGACAGAAGTCGTATGTGAAGAGTGCGGGAAAATGATCAAACGAGTCGGAGAGTATTCCGTTAATAAGATAGTGGAAATGAGTAAAGCCAAGTACGGCAGGAAGCTGTGTTGGGACTGTGCTCTGAAGGAAAAGGAGGCGGAGTGATGAACGAAAACAGAACGAGAAATGAGGAAAAGTGCAGAAGCGTTATATCTAAGGACGGGAGATATTCCCCTAAATTGGACAAAACTACATCCACAAGGTTTATCCGCTACTGCGAACTGATGAATGTCAACAAAGCTATGACCGCTGCCGAAGCAATCAATTACTATCTTGATGCTGTTGAGCGTAAAGCATTGGAGTCGAAATCCAAAGAGGAGCTCATCGAAATAGTTCTGAGGAGGTGAAATCAATGGTTAACGAATGGATGGTCAGACCAATCAAACGAGGCGAGCGTGTTTTCTTCGAGGCATACAAGATACTCCACAAATCAGGTGACGTTATCACTCGAGGCGGACTGTGGGAGACGCAAGCCGAAGCGCAGAAGCTCGCAGACAATCTGAACAAGAGCAGGGAGGTCAAGTGATGTGGACAATGAAGGATTATGATATCGAGCGTCCTGATTCGGACTATCCTGCATACGATGAATATTTCGGATATGACGATACTGAGTATAAGGAACCTATGGAATGGGATCTGTTCGAGGACGATGATCTGCTGGATCTCGACCTTGAAGATCAGCTGGAGGTGCTACTGAATGATTGAACTTAACAATGAAAACTATTTCAGCCGAGAAGCTGCTCTCGACTACTGGAGCGTGTCACAGTTCAAAGCTTTCAACAAGTGCGAAGCTGCGGGACTGGCTGAGGCTCGAGGTGAGTACGAAAGAGAATCAACCACTGCGTTGCTCGTTGGTTCATACGTTGACGCTTTCCTTACTGGTGACAAGGGCGCTGCCGGAAGATTCATCCTGCAGCATCCGGAGATCACCAACTCAAGAACGGGAGCGCTCAAGGCCGACTTCAAACACGCTGAGACGATGATCGAGGCCGTAAAGAACCAGCCACTTATGACTGAGTTCCTCAAAGGCGAAAAGCAGATGATCTTGAGCGCAGAACTGTTCGATGTGCCCTGGAAGATAAAGATTGACGTTCATGGCGGGGATCGCATCGTGGATCTGAAGACTGTAAAGGATTTCAAACCAATCTACGAAGAGGGCTTCGGATGGAGGCATTGGATTGAATACTGGGGTTATGACATCCAGGGTGCTGTGTACCAGCGAATCGAGCAGATCGCATCAGGATGCACCGAACCGCTGCCGTTCTACATCGTTGCAGTAACAAAAGAGAAGGTTCCTGACGTTGCAGTCATCGAGATACCACAGAGCAAGCTCGACACGGCCCTGAAGCTGGTCGAAGCGAAGATAGACAGATTTGACTTAGTGAAGCATGGAGACATCGAGCCGATGCGTTGCGAACAGTGTGATTACTGCAAAGCGACCAAAAGGCTGACGGTGCCGGAAGTGTTCGAGATAGAAGAGGAATAACAGCATACACGGCGGGGCGGGTACACAATAACAACTTAATAATCCACTATATCAATTCAATAATAAGGCTTTGCCCGCCTCGCTTTGTACCATAGGAGGAATAATGAACATCAAATTCATACACGGAAGACTTACACGCGACCCTGAACTTACTCGAGGTTCTGATCAGAGCCACGACAGGGTCAATTTTACTGTAGCGACCGACAGACGCTTCGGGGACGAGACCGATTTCCACGACTGCGTAATGTTCGGCAAGAGAGCTGCAGTCATCGATAAGTATTTCAGCAAGGGCTCTGAAATCGTACTCTTCGGTGAGGATCAGCAGAGAAACTACACCGACCGCAATGGAGTCAAGCGCACTTCATGGTCCATCATGGTGGCAGAATTCGACTTCTGCGGGTCGAAAAAGAGCGTGTCGGAAGATACTGCAAAAGCCATCGAATCCATTGCGAGAGAGGCGCTGAACGTCCCTGACAGCATGGAACAGGCTGAGTCAGATATACCGTTCTGAGGTGATAGCAATGAGATTTATGCTCGTGGATAGCAGGGAGAAGCCAAAGGCTATTGAGGGCATTATCAAGACCTTCGAGGCAAGTGGAATCCCTTACGAACGCACAAAACTGCTCTTCGGCGACTATATGGACTTCAACAATCCGTCCGTAGTAATTGACCGCAAGCAGAACATTGCCGAGATCGCAAAGAACTGCACCTGGGAGCACCAGCGGGTAAAGCGCGAGATAGAACGTGCTGTAAAGGCAGGGTCCCGCATCGTCTTTTTGGTCGAACAGAACCGATACAAGAACGGAGACGAGTGGATCCACGTCGATAGCATCGAGGATCTGCTTTACTGGTCGAGTCCACACACAGAGGTCAGAGGCGAAAAGGTCTTCCGAGTGCTCGCCAGTTGGTGCGCTAAGTATCCGGTCGAGGTCCGGTTCTGCGACAGGCGCAAGACGGGCAACGAGATCATCAGGATCATTTACGGAGGAGATCAATGGCAACAGTAACTAAGAACAAGATGTTTTTCTATCCAGGTCAGGAACTCGTCCTGTGGGTGCATGATCCGATCGTGCCCGGCGACATAAAGAAACATAACGGCGAAATCGTCAGGATCAGCAGGGTCGTGCCGTGCAGAACCGGCAGAGTCTCATACACTGGTTACGTAGAGTGTGAGGGCGTTGTCTCGGTAAAGGGCATTCCGTTCGCGATATCGCCTGACTGGCTTTATGCAATAGGAACACCAGGCATCCCGTATCACTGGGCGGAAGACGAAGAGGACGAGGAAGAGGAAGAAGAAGACGATGACTAAAGAGAAATGCTCCAACTGTGGCGAGGAGTTCGAGATCTGGGACCTGGAGCCGATCGGGACGGGCAGACGCACCCAGTACCTTTGCAGGGATTGTCTTGCGACAGGGCGCAGTAAGGTCGACCATCTCGTTATCGGCAGATTCGTGAAAGAGAAAGGCAAGGCTAAACCGAAATGATAAGCGGAGGAGAATTGATCAAACGGTGCAGACTGTTCAGAGGTTACACGCAGAGACAGCTTGCGGACGTCGCGGGCGTACACTGGACAACGATCAGTAATGCGGAGACAGGCCACAACGAGCCGACTTACTTCACGGTCATGTGCTGCCTGAACGCTTGCGGGTTCACACTGGAGCTAACAACACTGGAGGGCAAAGAAAAATGATAAAGGTTATAGCGATATCGATCATCGCGCTGATCGGACTCATGGATTATGCACTGTGCGTGGCATGCAGCCACATGGAAGACCGAGAGGCATGGAGAAGGGAGCATGAAGATGAGTGACAGACTACTTAAGGAATCAGATGTGATAGAAGCATTTAAAGGGGTAGACGATGAGTAGGTACATAGACTTTGATTATGTCAAAACGAA